CCGTTATGTCTTTTTAATTGAACCGTTGCATCTGCTGAAGAATATTTGTACCAAAGATCGCCTAAACTTGCTGTACCGAAATCTGCGTATGCTTCATAAGAGTTTTCTCTGTATGATGCAGTTTGGCTTGTCCATGCTTTAGTTGTTGAGTTATACAATTTTAAACCAAGTACTGAACCATTGTTCAATGTGTTAGTTTGTAAGTATAAATCACCAGCCGCTAATGTTCCACCACCGCTTTTGTTTGTAGGTACGTTAGTATGTCTAGCAATTTGGAAGTCACCGCTTGATGCTGTGTCCCAACCGTTAGTACCGATCTGATGCCAAGCACCTGAAATCTTTTCAAATAGTTTGATGCTGGACATTGTTGCACCTGTACTTTGTAAGTAAACTGCCGCAAAGTTACCGTCTACGCCTATAGAGGCTTTAGGTGCCGGTGAGGCTCCTACAGTAACTTGGTCCTTGTTTGGTGCCAATAATGATTTAATTTGCCAAGCACTACCGTCCCATTCTTTTAGTCCCCAAGTTGTAGCACTAATGTCTAACCAATAAGAACCGTTTGCCGGTGATGCTGTTGGAGCCGAGGATGATCCAGATAGTTCTGACAAGTCAACATCTGCTCTTAGGACGTATGCTCTGTTGGCAATTCCTAAGAAACTGTAAGCCGCTTGTAAACCATATTCATTTAACTCGTCGCCGTGTAAAGGTGTTCCCCCACTTTTTCTAAAGTTAGGATTTCCGTAAGTTGTAAGTAACTCTCTTTGACTATTGACTAAGTACACATTTCCAGCAGATGCTTTCGTTGTGTATGATGCTGTTGATGAACCGTCTGGAGCGGATTTATCTTGAGCTGTTGCAATAACAATAAGAGGTACTGTTCCAGTGCCAGCCGCCGCGTAAAAACTTTCGTCTGTTACGGTAATGCTAACTCCTGGTGAAGTTAATGTAGCCATATTGTTCTCCCATTATATATAATTTGTTATGGATATATGTATTTATCCAAAAGACGGTATTAACCGGTATTATAGAATATTGGGTAACAGGGTTTTAGGGGTATTTGATAAATAGCCTTCAGACACTATATAGTGCTGTAGGCGGGTTTTTGACGTCTATGTCTGCTCTAATGTCTGCAACTCGTTGAGTTAAGTCTTCTAAAGTGCCATCATTTTTAATAATATAGTCTACTGAATGTCCAACCCAGTTCCACTCGCTTTCATGTACACTATTATAACGTGTTTGCATTATCTTTCTATTGACTGCATTTGTTTGTGATGTTTTAGCAATGTCGTACCATTCTGGTAAATCACCACGTTGCACCCAAATAACAAAGCCGTTCATTTGCTTAATTAACTGCAATTCATTACTAAATCTAGCATCGCTTACAACAACACATGGATCAGTCTGATGTCTCATTCTCAATCTATATTCTAAACTGTTTAACCAAATGTCTTCATGAAAATGATTTCTAAGTACTTCTGTACCCATAAGTTGTAATGCTAAACGAGGAGTAAAATTATCAATATTAAGTTTTTTAGTCCAGTATAAGTCAGGAGTTTCTCTGAAGTCTCTGCTTTCTACTGTGTCACCTTCTAATAAATGACGTTCCCAACCAAATATAGTTGAGCATAAATCTTTTAATGGTGCGGCAAAACTGTCTTGAACACATCCGTGATTCTCAACAAACATATTTGCTACTGTGTCTTTGCCTGAACCTATAAATCCTACTAGTCCAATAATATTCATAAACTACCTGTTTGTGTTGTGAAAAATACTTATCATCGTTCGGTAACAAACAACAAGTAAAAAAGAATTAACCTATTACAAATCCTAATGGGCTATTACCTTCTTCCATATTGTGTACTGACTGTATAAGACTTTCTATATCTGCTTGGCCTTCTTGCTTCATTGCTTCACCGTTAAGAACAATGTTTCCACCTGCACCTGGGATACCGCCCATGTACTTGCTTCTTGCTTCGCCAAGTATTAGTTTAGATTGAGCTAGTGCATAGTCGCTTAACCATTTGCCTGCATATATGTCGCCAAGCAAAATAGATTCTGGTATAAAATTATAAACACCAACTGCTACTTCTTCGTCTGTTGAAACGTTTCTTAGGATTTTTAAAACTTTGGTATTTCTATTCCAAAGGAAATTGTATTCACTACCAAATATTCTTCCTATTGTTTCTTTGTACTGTGAGAATGCATCAAATGTTGCCAAGCCGCCAATTTGGCCTGCATTTAATAGATACATGTTATTAAATGCTACATCAAAAGGATCAAAGTTTGAACCTGAACCTGAGCTACTACCAACTCCTCGTCTATACAAACGTCTTACTTCCATTACCTCATCCGGCAATGTATATTCAGTTGTACCTATTTGAGTTTGGATAAAGATTACACTTTCTTCTACCGCACCGGAACTGAGTTGTCTATACTTTTTCAAAGCAGAATCTATTGATACATCATAATGGTCTCTGTCGAGCTCTACATCAACGATGTCATCTGCTAACCTAAGTTGCAACTCTCTTACGAGGTCTTCTCTACTGCTATATCCTATTTGATTTTCTGGCATAACACTATTTATCAGAATTTTAGCGGTTTTTTGCTAAAGATGGTTAAAATGTCTTTAATATGATGATATGTTCGTTCAAACGACCATTCATTTTAGTATCTGTGGTCTTGATTGCTTCAAAGTTTTTATTACAAGCAGTCTTGGCACCTGCTACGAAAGGTTTTAGTTGCTCTTTAGGCTTTCTAAGTGTTTTCTGTATGCTAGACTCTTCACAAAATTCTTGTATTGTAGTACCTTTAACCATTAAACCTGCGCCGTCTCTTTTAAGAGCTCTAGGGTCTTTACTCCTAGCATGATATACTCCTAATTTTCTTGTCTTAGTATTATATACCCAGCACTCGTTTGCATAAACTACATCAGTAGGTGTAACACTTGCCAAGCCTAATTCAGGCTCATTTATCTTAAACTTTAACTTTTGTACTATCTTTTCCTTAGACCTAGCCTTAGGCTTACGAGCTTTGCGTTTAACGGCTTTTGTTTGTATCATGGTATCACAAGCAGTATTAATCTTTTCGTAGTACTCTAAGTACGCCTTACGTTCTTTTAAACTAAAGTTACTGTATGCTTCTTTAATCTGCTCATCTTTCCATTCAATGACTTCTAATGCTTCTTCATGTCCTCTAGCAAACTCTTCTTTAAGTAACTTAGCATGTGGTACTTTAATTTCTGGTTGATATGAGATCATCATTTTATAAGGATCAAATTCTTTTACAGTTTTAATACCGTCAATCATTTCATCTAAAAAGAATTCCATGTCGCCACATAGATCACTTATCTGTTCTTTCATCCTGTCTTGGATACTAATCTTTGGCTTTTCTTTTTTCTCTTCTGCTTTTGCTACTTTTTCAGCAAGTTCCTTTTTACCTCTTTTAATCCATTCTTCTTTTCTGCTGTTGATATGATTTAGAATTCTTTCTGGTATGTAGCCAATTTTACTTTCAACATAAAAAGTGCCGCCACTTGGTGTAAAGGCCCAATCAGGGTTTGCTAAGATAATTTTTATGTCTCTGCTTGACCAACCAGATTTTTCTTTAATCCAGGTCTTGGCATGCTCAACCTTTAACTTATCTTTGATTTCAGTACGAGCAAAGTAGTCGCACTCTCTGAATGCTTTTTGTCTGTCTTCTTCTGATTTAAACTCCGTGTATTTTTGCCAGTCTGGCTCTGGAGTAAAATATACGTTTTTAGTTTTTCTTTTTGCCATGTAAGTTGTTATCCTTGGTATAAGAAGATATGTCATATATTAACACATCTTTTAACCTTGTCAACAACTATATATAAAATTGATGCAAAAATTATGCAATTATATTGGTAATATTCTTAAATTTGGCGTTTTTGCTATGAATGTCCTTCCAAACTGCTATAGTTTGATCAAGTCCTTCGCTAAGTGTAGTTTTTGGTTTCCAACCTAATTTTTCTGTAATTTTAGCATTAGAACTGTTTAGCAAAAATATCTCTCCTGGACGCTCTGGTTTCTTGTCCCAATGTACCGTTCCTTCCCAACCCATCTTAGATGCTATTAGATTAACATAGTCTGAAATCCTAATTGCATTATCTGGTCCTAGGCAAAAAATCTCACCTGCACATTTTTCTGGATTACGAATTACAGCCTCCCAGGCATCAAGTAAGTCTTCAATGTAAATGAAGTTACGATATGGTTTGCCGTAACCTAAAAATATTTCTTCTGGATTGTCTAGCATTTGCCATATGATCTGTTCTGTTACAAAAAAGTTATTGTCTTTTCTACCGTATGCATTAGTTTGCCTAATAGCAGTAAATGGTAGTCCCAAACTTCTGTTTGCATACTCTAAGTATTTTTCACAGCCATACTTTGCAACGGCGTAAGGGGCATTTGGATTTGGTTGTGTATCTTCTGTGAATGCAAAAATGTCTTCAGGTACATCAGTGCCATCTCTAATGACGTCACTAACAGGTTGCCATCCATATACTTCCATTGTACTTGCAAACACAAAGTTTTTTAAGTTTGGTAACGTTGAAGCCGCTTCTATTAGGTTAACTGTACCTACATAGTTCACTTCTGAGAATACTATTTGCTCATAAAAACTATCTTCTACTTCTGTCCTTGCCGCCAAGTGTACAATAATATCTGGGTTAAATTCTTGTAATTGAAGTTTTACTTGTTGATGATCTCTTAAATCATATTCGAGAAATCCTAGTTCGTGGTCGTCTTTAAGTCTTTGTACCATGTGTGAGCCGATGAAGCCATCATGCCCAGTAATGAATATTTTCATGTGTGTCCTATGTTTTTGTTACCCACCAAGAAGCAAAAGGCTCTGGTAGTGTTGTACTTAGTTTTAATCCTGTTCTTTGTATAAATTCGTCTACTGCTGGAATAACACCAAATTCTTCTATGTGGCTTCTTTCTGTGTAGTCGTGTCCTGCTAATATACCGCCTATTCTAACTTTAGGATACCATGCTTCTATCTCTTCTTTAACAGGTTCATACTTGTGATCGCCGTCTAAATAGACGAAATCAATTGAGTTATCTGCAAATTGAGATGCATACTTGGCTCCTAAATCTCTTACTAAAATGCTTTTAGTTGGGCCGTAATCGTTATTAAATCCTTCAAATGTCTTCACAACATTGCTATATAACATGTCTAAGTTAGTTTGATCTGCAAACTCAGTAACTGATGGTTTATCAGTATATCCTTCATATAATTCGTAAGGATCTATGCCATAAAATGTCTTAGGAAGTAACTTTGTAATCATAGATCTACTATAGTCTCCCCTCCATACACCTACTTCAATTGCGATATCTATATCGCCTAACTGCGCCTTGATGTCATGTAACATAGTATCTCTATTCATATTAATATTTATCGATACTAAAATTGCTGGATCAAAGTTCTGATAAATAGTGTTATGGGAAAGTTAAAACTATGGAATCCAACAAAAACTAACGACTACAAGTTTTTTGATAGAGTCGTTGGTGAGCATCTACACGCCGGTGGTACTGGTGTTCATGTACACAAATATTTAGGTGTACAAGACATTGCAGAGTCTAAAGACCCTACAAGACCAAGTACAATGGGCGAGACTTCTGAAGTATTCATTCAGGATTTATTATTCTTAGAAAACAGAGATAGAAAGTATAGTGATGACATTTTTGAAATGATTGGTTCTTACCAATTACAAGACAATGATAGTTTTGACTTAACACAATTTGGTGCGTTCTTGGCAAACGATACTGTATTCATTAATTTTCATATAGAAACAATGATGGAAACAATAGGTAGAAAACTTATGCCAGGTGATGTATTAGAACTACCTCATTTGCGTGATGATGCATTGTTAGGTAGTGATGAAGCAATTAACCGATACTATGTAGTACAAGAAGGCTCAAGGCCATCAGAAGGCTTTGATCCACGTTGGTGGCCACATTTGTGGAGAGTAAAGTGTGGACCAATAACAGATTCACAAGAGTACAGAGATATACTTGGTACTGGTGAAGAGGAAGGAGATCTTAGAAATCTACTTAGTAAATATGCAGATGAAATTATTATCAATGATAAGATTTTGGAACAAGCAGAAAATGATGTTGCATCAGACTCAAGAGTAAATAGAGCAAGTCATTTATATGTTGACCCTAATGCACCAGATAAAGCATATATTGAACCAAGTGATGCCTCAGCACCTAATGGATTAAGTCTAGTAGGTAGTGGTGCATCGTTCCCAACTTCAGGTACATCTGATGGTGACTTCTTCTTAAGAACAGACTTTACTCCACATAGATTGTTCCAAAAGAGAGGAACTAGATGGATCAAGTATGCTGATGACAACAAACGTACATGGGCAACTGCTAATAAAACATTAGCATCATTCATCAACAACGACGCAGTCACAACTAATAGTGATGGAGAAAAAGTCGCTGAAAAAACAAATTTAAGCCAGGTTGTAAAACCTAGGACAGACACATAGGAGTAATAATGTTTTTTAAAGATACAAAATTAGACAGAGAAGCAGTTTTTGAACAACTGAAAATAGATG